GACGTTGTTGAGCGTCGACACCAACCTAACTGGTGTTCTCCTCCGCATTATTGCGGGGTTGAGTCTCGTTGGGGGTGCTTGGTGTTGTCGCGAGGCACTCAGAAGGTTTGTTCACTCTCGTGGCGGTGAGGGGCCATTTTGGTGGGCACAGGGGGAAGTGGGTGGTGATCCTGCTCTCTTCCGTATCCTTGATGACGACGTTATCAGGGGTGTTCCACATTCACGCTATTCACTGGGGAGGGGTTCCATTTGTGTTCCCCTCTTACGGCACTTGAGACTCTATTCCTGCTTTGTTAAGCGGGATTATGGCCTCCTTTTGACACTGCGCAATCGTGCGATTGTGTGGTGCAAGGAGCATGAGGTCTCGGACCGTCACGCTGAGGATTTTATTCCTACGACGGTTGCTGAGGCCTTTAAACTGGGTCCAAGTGAGCAGAGAGCTCTTGCCAGTTTGAGCTCTTATGATACCAAGCTAGCGGTCGAATCCTCCACACAGCTGTCCGTGGGGAAAGTTCCGATAGCCGACCCGGTGAGTATCATGGACGTGGTAACGGGGAGACGCACTATTGCTGCTTTCATGCGTGCCCGCCACTTGCAATTGTCACTTGCAAGGGTCCAAATGGACAGCGGCTAGGGGTGCCCAGTCAAATCTGCGGGTGTCTGTTTAGGGAGGGTGCGCCCTTGCCCTCTCGATCCAGGCTGTCGATTAACATCCGCACATATTGATTGGGATTGCAAAGTCGGTCGTTGTCTTTTTCGCCCATACAGACTCTGTTGGCCGGAGCTCTGGGTTCCAAAGGTCCACCGAGCGTGTGTGCACAACGAGTACGTTGGGCTGACATCCCGCGTGCTTGGGAAGACGCCGGCATCCACTGTGGTTGGAAGGTATTTCTTCTCCAAAACTATGCGTAAAATCTGCAATATGTTGCGTTCACAAGGTATAGTTGAGGAGTGGGAATATGAGAGGGTGCTGGAGTCTTACAAGGGTGCTAGACGTAGTCGATATATGCGTGCTTATGAGGAACTAGGTGTGATCCCTAACGACTCGAAATCTGCCAAGTTGTCTTGTTTTGTCAAGGCTGAAAAGGCGGATTTTTCAGGAGAAAAACTACCAGATCCACGTATAATTGTGGCCAGAAAGCCCAAGTGGAATCTGGAAATAGCTAAATGGATCAAACCTATAGAAAAGCGCGCATTTTCGCTACTACACAGGCAAGGTGGAAGTGCTACTCGTGTCATAGTAAAAGGTTTAAATCCAGATAAGCGAGCTGCACTTATTCGCAAGAAATGGGACAAATTTAAAGAGCCGGTGGTAGTTTCTGTTGACGCTTCGAGATTCGATAAACATGTGGAGAAATACCAACTCCTGGCAACCCACGCTGTTTATAAGAGTCTCTGTCCCGATCGCAGGTTTTCTTGGATGTTGTCGAAAATGATAAATTCCAAAGGAAAGTTTCGTAGTGGCCTTTCCTTTGTGATAAATGGCAAGCGCTGTACCGGTGATATGGATACGGCACTTGGGAACACACTTATAATGGTGTGTATGGTCATGACGGCATTCAAGATGATGTCTATCCGCAAATTTGACATAGCTTGTGATGGGGATGATTGTCTCTTATTTATGGAGCGTAAAGATTTGAGCCAGGTGTTGGAGAGGTTACCCACCATTTTTCGGTGCTTTGGGCACAAAATAAAAATGGAGGGAATTTACCACAGATTTTGTGATGTCACCCATTGTCAATGTAGACCATGCATTGGTGCTAGGGGCTGGACTATGGTTAGAAGTTGGATCAAGGCTATTAGTATCCTTGGTTCACATAAGCATTTCCACTCGCCATTGGGTGGATTGCGTGCCCTTAGATCCATTGCTTTGTGTGAGAGACACATTAACAATGGCATACCGATTTTGGGTGAATGGGCCAACATGATGCTGCGACACACTAGTGGTGTCAAGGCAATAGCGTTGGAGCATATGGATGACCAACGCTATTTGCTTGAGAGTGTTGGCACATTAGACATTGCAACCTTGGAGCGAGAACAAACTGT